ATTCCCTGATTTTGAAACAGCAGACCCAGAACGTATGCGTAGATGGTGGAGCGAAAACCGTGAGAATCTACTCTTCCAAACTGACCGAAGATGGTGTCGGAGTAGAAATCAGTGGGTTGACTGCTTTGAGAGTTATCGAGAACTTGTTTACTCAATGGCTGAAACTCAGCACGGATTGTTCACCGTGGCCTCCAAAAGTGGTGGAAGCCCAGAAAAGACGTATGATGTCGCGATGACCCTGTGCGCTGATATTTTCACGTTTGGTAGATTTACGCTGTTTCTTTTCCTAGATGCGGTGAACTCCTTAACGCCGACCAACATGAACCCGTCGTCGTTAGATTTGAAAAATGCAGAGTCTAGCCGCAAGGGCTTGGCTTTTGCCTTGGGTGTAAGGGATAAGGATTTTAAGTCGCTTTCTGAGGGGTTTCGCAAAGTGTGTAAAGCCGTTAATGCGCTTGATATAGACAAGCAGCATAAAACAGTTTGGGCCATAGAGACTTCCCTGTGCGCTTACCGTAAGTATAAGGAAGACGGTAGAAGGTGGGTGGGTTACTACATTGAAAGGCAGAAGAAGGAGATAGAAAAATTGCAGTCCTCAGTAACGGAGGGCGTCCATTGGGGGGTGCTATGGGATTTTCGCAAAGAAACTTACCAAAAGAAATATCTGAAATGAGCAAACTAAAATTGATAGCTTTGGGTGGAGAACCAGCAACGGGTAAGACTACCGTGTTTAGGAACTTGCGGGGTAAGATGAGGCTGAACTCGACGTTCAATTTTGGGCTGGTCAGAGCACGTTGTAATAAAGAATCAACCAGAATTATGGTCGGAGTTTTTGACGGCACGGTGCATGAGGGAACAGACAAGTTGAGCATGGCCGTTCAACCGGATTTTTTGAAACTGCTTAAAGCCTTAAAGAAGTTGGATAAAAGAATAACCGTCGTTTTTGAGGGGGATCGGCTCTTCAACGCTTCCTTGTTTGAGAAAGCTGAGGTTGATGAACTTTCCATTTACATTCTTCAAACCAAAAACCAATCACAGAACATAATCAAGCGAGGCACTACTCAACCTGAACAGTTTTTACAATCTAAGAAGACGAAAGTTCAGAACATAATGAACAAATTTTCACACAAACTCTTGAACAACGACGAACCGGAAGATGTGGAAAAATGCGCTTCAGTCATTTTTGATGAGGTAGAATCATGGGTGTAAAGGTTGCCTGAGAACCACTTTATATTTTCCATAAATGAGCCTAAACGCTAACACGCTACGCAGTAAAAACGCGAGGTCCAGCACGCTTCCAGTAATGAAGGTGCGGTCTAGGAGCACTCCCACCGCTGAAAATCGGCCATTGACTAATCCTCGCGTGGTTGAGAAACAAACTGTTAGCAAGCGTTTAATGGTTGAGGCGTTAAAGTCTTCTAAGGGCAATGTTGCACATGCGTGCAAATTAGCCGGGATAAGCCGAATGACCCACTATCGGTGGACGCGTGATGACCCCGAATACGCAGCAGCCTTCGATGACATCAGTCAAGAAGTAGTGGACAATATGGAGACGCTATTCCTCAAGGAAACCGTGGCCCAGAAAGACCTGCGCTCCATGCGCTGGTTCCTTGAGCGTAAAGGTAAGGAGCGTGGTTACGGCAAGCCCTCTGTGCAGCAGTTTGATGAGGACGGCAACCCGATTAAGTCTATAGGAGTCCAGAACAACATCGTCGTCTTTCGGGAAGACGTTCCCGGTGATTCTGTAGCAAAGGCTTTGTCCGATTTGCTTAATCGTCGCCCTGAGTTGCGTGAGCGTGCGGCGCAGGAGCCTTTCCATAAAGAAACGGTTGTTATTGACGCCGAAGAAATCGAAGAGTCTGATGAGGACGATGACTATGAGGACTGACCCTAAAATTGAACGCGCCACAGGTGACGCCGTTCGCGAGGGCAAGATTGTTACTCCCGAACAGTTCAGCAGTGACGAAGAGTATATCGCGATGCTGTCCGCCCTCATCGAGTTGGCCAGAACAGATTTCCTTGCCTACTACCATTTATTCAACCCGCAAGGACACTCCCCGTTCGTTCTAGGCGATCTACATCGCTTTCTTATTGATTTGGTTCAGCAAATCATGGCGGATGAGCTACCAGCTAATACTGCGGTGTCGGTTCCTCCCCAGCACGGGAAGAGTTCTCTTCTGTCAGTAGAAGCGCCGTCGTGGATTTTAGGGGATAGTCCTTCGAACCACGTTGCGATCACGGGCTTTTCCCACACGCTAGTAACCAAGTTCTCCAAGGCAATTCGCGCTAGGATGGAAAGCCCGATATACCAGCTTGTCTATCCGGGAGTCCACCCTGTTCGTGGAAGCAACAAAGCTGACGAATGGGTCACGACAAAAGGTGGAGGCGTGGTTGCAAAGTCTTCCGGTTCCAAGCTGACGGGTCGTCGTGTCGATTTGCTGATAATGGATGACGTTCACGCAGGGCGTGCCGAGGCTGAGTCTACCGTGCTTCGCGAGAAAGTGATTCAGTGGTATTTTGGTGACTGCTTCACGCGTCTGCACCCCAAAGGTAAGCAGTTCATCATCGGAACTAGGTGGCATCCTGATGATTTGATTGGAAAGCTGACGAGTGAGGAGCATGTCAATCAACTCGTAGCCGAGGGTCGAGAAGACAAGAAGTTCAACCATATCAATATTCCAGCTCTCCTAGAGGAAGGGGAGCAAGACCCGTTAGGTCGAAGCGTGAACGAAGCGTTGTTCCCCGAGGAGCGACCACTCTCGTATCTACAAGGGATAAAGGCTACAATTCCCTCCTACGAGTGGGACAGCCAGTATCGTGGAATGCCCCGCTCCGCCAGCAGCGGCGTAACAGACCTTTCGCGGGTTAGATATGTCAAGATGTCGGACGTTCCTTGGGATAACATAGACGAAATCGTTCGCGGCTGGGATACCGCCCTCAGCGAAGCGCAGACGGCTGACTTTACGGCTGGCGCTCTTCTTGGATACGATAGGCAGTCCAAGACGATATACGTCCTCAACATCATACGGCGTAGGTTGGCTTGGGCTAAGATGCGTTCGCTCATCACGCTTCAAGCTGAGGTCGATTTGAAAGGCTACCCGCAAACGGGAGTCATTGAGGGTGACGACGGAGAGGAACCAGCCATCCGCGTGCTTCGCATGGGTATGGAGGGTGTCGGGGGCTTCAAGGGTGTCGTTGAAGACGTTCGTGACGCTCTTATGGGAAGAGTGAAGGTCGAGTTGAAAAACCCCCCAAAACGCTCAGAAGGTGGAGGTTCGAAGTTACTCCGCGCACAGTCGTGGCTTAACAAAGTTGAGGCTGGTCAAGTTGTCGTGGTTCAAGCCGAGTGGACCAAGGAGTTCATTGACGAGCTTGATACGTTCCCTGATGGTAAGCACGATGACCAGATGGATGCAATGAGCGTTGCTTGGGAAATGCTGGAGAAGCGTGGTAAGTTACTTTTAGCCTAACAAAACAATAATATGAGTTGCCTGATTGATGACTTGTTGAGCCAATTCACTGATGATGAACTGGTTAGAATGGACGGGTATGATGATTGTATCATCGGTATCGTGGAGCAATACGGACGGTCACCGATCATCTGCTATGACAAAAGCAAGGTCATACAGAAGCTGATGGATGACGGGATTGAGAGCGAAGAAGAGGCTCAAGAGTTCTGGGAGTTCAATCAGGTGGGCGCGTGGGTTGGCGAATATACGCCTTGCTTCGTAACCCTTAAAAGCTAACGTGTGCGTATGATGGAAATAGCGCACTCCTACTTCAAATATCCGCCCCAAGACCCAGACGAGTTTGAGTCGCTTTGCCAATACGTCAGGGAGCTTCGCCCGAAGACGATCATGGAGATCGGTTCACGGCATGGTCGCTCCATCCTTCGATTGGCGGAGGCGTCTATGCCCTTCTTGGAGAGGGTGGTAATCGTGGACCTGCCGGGGTCTCTGTGGGGTAGAAATAACTCCGAGCAAGCCCTTCGTGACTGCGTTAAACATTTGCAGGGGAGGGGCATCACGGTTGACCTTCACTTGATCGACTCACATAGCCGAGAGGCGCACGCTTTGGCTCAACGCGAGCGTGGAAACGTGGACTTTCTTTTCATCGACGGAGATCACACCTACACGGGAGTCCAGAATGACTACATTTGGTTCAGTCAGTGCGTTCGCTCTGGTGGAGCCGTTGCGTTCCACGATACCTGTGCAACTCCCGGTATATTGTATGTAATTATTTTGATGACATCCTTTGTACTAGCCCTTTAAAAGCTACGT